GCCTCAACGCGTGCTCGACCGCGAGCGGCACCGGCAAGTCGAACTTCGACACCGCCTTCGGCTACAGCGGGTTCGGGCTCGAAATAGTCTCGACCTAACGAGGAGCAGACATCATGGCGACCGAGAGTCCTCTCATCCACGACGGCAGCCAGACCGTGCTGTCCACGGCTAACGATGCCCGGCGCTCCTCGATCACGGGTGCCACGCTGGCTGGTCCCAATGGCTCCGGCCAGTTCCTTTGCGTGGCGCTGAGCACGACGGTGGACCGCACGGTCACCATCGCCAGCACTGCGCCAGCGGGCGGGCAGATCCTCGGCAACCGAGCTGCCGCATATGGTGTGCTGCAGAACACGCCGGGGCCCGGTCAGGCGGCCGACGTGGGCCTCTATGGCATCTCGAAGGTAGTCGCAGGCACTACGACCATCGGCCGTGGTGGCGCCATCACGCCGTCGTCCACTTCATCCGGGACCGTGTCGGCGGCCTCGACGACGACCCTCCAGTACGGCCCGATCGGGTTTGCGCTGGAGTCGCCGAGTGCGGTGGGCGCGGTGATCAGCGCCTTCATCGGCCAGTACAACGTGGTGGCCTCGACGGCATAAGGCTTCCTACCGATGTGCCGCCAGTGCCTCATGGCGGAACCAAAACTCAGGCCCTTTGGCAAGGCGCCGCCCGCGATGACGCGGCAGCAATAGTAGGAGGCAACAGTGCCTCAACCTACACTTCAGGACGTCCATGTTGCAGCGGCGCTGACCAACATCGCCGTCGCCTACTTCCAGGACGACGACGCCTACATCGCCGACAAGGTCTTCCCGATCGTGCCGGTCCAGCACCAGACCGACGTCTACTTTGTTTGGTCGAAGGCGGACTTCTTCCGCGACGAGGCGCAGCAGCGCTCCGACGCGACGGAGTCTGCCGGCACCGGCATGAACCTGAAGACGCAGACCTACCAGGCGAAAGTGTGGGCCTTGCACCAGGACATCGGCCCGCAGGTCCGCGCCAACGCCGACCCAGCGGTCGACATCGACGTCGCGTCGACCCGCACCCTGATGCAGAAGATGCTCATCAGAAGGGACCGGTTCTTCGTCACCTCGTACGTCACGACGGGCGTGTGGGGAACGGACAACACCGGCACCTCGGCCGGCGGCGGCGGCGTGCCAGGCACCACGACCCCGGTGTTTTGGGACGACGACGGGAACTCTGATCCCTTCACGGACATCGCGATCGGGATGACCACCATCCTGCAGAACACCGGGCAGCGCGCCAACCTGCTCGTGCTCGGCTGGCCGGTGTACACGGCTCTGCGCAAGCACCCGCTGATCATCGACAGGATCAAGTACACGAGCCCTGCGTTCTCCGGAACCATAACGCCGCAGCTCCTCGCGCAGGCGTTCGACGTCGAGCGCGTGCTGATCTCCCGCGGCGTGTTCAACTCGGCGGCCGAGAACTTGACGGCGTCGATGTCGTTCATCGCCGGCAAGAACGCGCTGCTGGTCTACACCCCGGCGAACGCCGGCCTGATGATGCCCGCCGCCGGGTACACGTTCGGCTGGCAGTCGTTCACCGGGCTCAACAGCCTCGGCATCCGCGTGGCGCAGATCCCGCTGCCGTGGCTCGGCCTCGGCACGGTGCGCAACGAGTGCGAGATGGCCTTCGACATGCAGGTCGTGGGGTCGGACCTCGGCTACTTCTTCAGCAACATCACGACCGCGTAGTCGTGGCGTTGAGGCGGGCGCGCGGGCTGCTCGGTAGGCAATCCGCCAGATCAGGGAACAGCAATGCCGCTGGTTCGCATCGACGACATCACGGACGGCATGGTCAGCAAGCCGTTCAAGACGGACGACGGGTCCGGCAACCTCAAGACGTTGATGCCGGGCACGAGGCTGTCGCACGAGCAGATCCGCAAGATCCCGATCGGCAACCGCGCCGCTCTCTTCGACAAGGGCTTCATCACGGCGAACCTGAAGCGGATCTCGGACACGACCTCGGGCTCTGACCGCTTCGTCGTGCCGCTCGGCTTCGGGCACTACGACGTGGTCGAGGGCCGCAAGCTGAACACGTCGCCGGTCGACCGCGAGAAGGCCCGCGAGCTGGCGGGGTTGCCTCCGCCTGAGGCGAAGCCCGCGAGGCCAAAAGCCCGGAAAGCGCGATAGGAGGCACACATGCCGTCAGGCTTCGTAACCCGCACCAAGGGCAAGAGCAGCTTCGGGGCGATCTACCCGCTACAGGAGATCGCAAGTCAGTTCATCAACACGGCCGTCGCTGGCTTCTCTACCACGATTGACCCTGCCGGGATCACGATCGTCAGGTCCACGACCGGCCCCAACGTACTGACGCTCGGGCCGCCGGACCTCGGCGTGCAGAAGACCGTCACGCTGAGCTCGCTGTCGAGCGGCGGCACGGTGATCAAGACCAACAGCACCGGCGTCACGTTCTTCGACGGCGTGAACTCGTATTGGGGCAAGGGCAGCTCCGCAAACGGCATCGCAACCATGCACCTCGTCGGCTTGTCCACGTCGCAGTGGGCTGTTCTCGGGGCGTTCCCGGCGAGCACGGCGCTGTTCACTACGGCGTCGTAAGGAGGGGCACATGTCCCCGACGAAGAAGGCAGTCGGCACGAAGTTCGAGCACCACCTAGGGCACACCGGCGAGGAGCTGTCGTCGCTGGAGAAACAGATCGAGGATCTCAAGGCGCGCGTCGAGGCATGCGAGCAAGCTTGCCACGCCGCGCACGGACACGGCGCCAAGGGCGACGTTGAATCGCGGGTCGAGGCGTTGGAGGACTGGCGCCGCGCGCTGCGGCACCACACGCACCAGTTCCTCCACGACACGGGTTGGAAAGAGCCACAATGAAGGTTGCGATACTCGGAACGGTGCCGGAGTCCAGACAACTCGCGCCGTTCACCGATCCTGAGTGGCAGATCTGGTGCTGCTCGCCGGGCAACGCGCACGGCGTCGTGCCGAAGGTCGACACTTGGTTCGAGTTGCACGGCCTCGTCGACTGCAAGGGGCCAGAGAACAAGGCGTGGGCGCCACAATACTTCGAGTGGCTGAAGCGCCAGGCGTTCCCGGTCTACATGCAGGAGCCGAACGACCTGGTGCCCCAGGCGACGGTGTTCCCGGTCAAGATGCTGCTGAAGGAGTTCTTCCCGTTCTCCCGCATCGCGTTCACGTCCTCGATCTCGATGATGATGGCGTACGCGCTGCACCTCGGCGCGAAGGAGATCGGCATCTACGGCGTCGACATGGCGGCCGACACCGAGGCGTACACCAACCAGAAGGCGGGATGCCAGATCATGATGGCGCTGGCGCACCAGCGCGGCGTCAAGGTCCAAGTGCCGCTGGAGTCTTGCCTCGCGACGCCGCCGCCGCTGTACGGCTACGCGGAGGCGAGCCGCATGGGCCGCCGGCTCGTGTTGCGCGAGGCCTCGTGCGTGACGGCGGTCAAGGATCTCGACGCGACGATCGCCAGGCTGTCCGGTGAGCGCAGCTACTACCAGGGCGCTCTTGAGGACGTCCGCTACATGCGCCGCACGTTCGTGGACGGCGAGGACGACGCGGAGCTCGATGAGCCGTCGAAGGTCGATGAGGTCAAGAAGCCGCACACGATGGTGACGCCGAGCTTCGGGCCGTTCGTCATGGACAAGGCGACTGGCGTGCTGGTGCCAAAGCCCGAGGAGGGATTCAGGGACTTTAAACCAACAGACGGTGCCTGATGACCATCTACATCTCAGAACATGCAAGGGCGAGTTTTGGGAGCGGTCGAGCCACGTCGGAACCGCTGGCTTCCTATCAACTATCAACGCTGAGCACGCAACGTTTCCCAGGCGTGGGCGCGCGGCTGCTGCGCATCGTCGCTGACGCCAACAGTTTGTTCAGCCAGACGACCACCGTGTCGACCGGCGTTGCGTTGAGTTCGACTAACGCAGCGAGAATTAGCGCAAACGCGGCGCCTGAGTTTTTCACGGTGGTGTCAACCGCGACTAACCTGGTCGGGAGCGTAAGCACGTCCTAACAGCGCTCGTCGGCTTCGGTACTCTCGGACGGCGCGGCTTGCTCATATTGCACCAGAAAAATAGAGCACACTGTAAGGGCCCCTCGCGGGGCCCTTCTGATGGGCGGCTTTCCCGCCCGCGTCTCATGACGTGCCTCCTAGGTTGGTCATGAAGCCTGCGGTAATTATACACAAATAAGCGCGGAGTTTTCAATGAAGGTAGCGATCGTCGGGACCTGCCCGAGCAGGGCTCTTGCCATGCGGCTGCCACCGGACTGGCGCATATGGGCGTGCTCGCCGGGTAACACCGACCTGCAGCGGATCGACACCTGGTTCGAGCTGCACGGCGACCTCGACCACGCGATCGAGGGCGGCAAGTTCGAGCCGTACATCGCGTGGGTCAATCTGCACGGCTTTGAAGTCTACGCGCAGGACCAGCACCTGATCCCGCGGGCGAAGACGTTCCCGGTCGAGGAGCTGCTGCGGGAGTTCGGCGAGTACTTCTTCTCGTCGCAGCCGGCGTGGATGATGGCGTTCGCCATCCACCGCGGGGCGACTGACATCGCGCTGTTTGGGATAGATATGGCGGCTAAGTCCGAGTACCACCACCAGAAGCCAGCCATCCTATACTTCGCGCAGTTGGCGCAGCAGCGTGGCATCCGGGTGATGGCGCCGCCCGAGAGCGAGGTGCTCGCGCCGCCGCCGCTGTACGGATACTCGCTCAACTCGCCTATGGGCCGCAAGCTGCGCGTCCGGTACCTGGAGCTGGAGGAGGAGGTTCAGAAGCTGGACGCGGAGATCATGAGGCTGAGCGCCAAGCGCCAGCACTTCATGGGCTCGCTCGACGACTGCGACTGGGCGCTGCAGACCTGGACCGGCGGGCTCTACCGGGAGCAGAACGAGGTCGTCAAGCCGCTGCTGCACCAGTTGAGGGACGCTGCCGAGTGATCTCTGACCCGTACATCGTTCTTGACGTCGGGTCACACGGTGGGGTGAAGGAGCTCGCGGAGCTGGCGCCGCTCTGCCACGTCCACGCGTTCGAACCGCGGAGGGGCTCCTACGAGTCGCTGGTCAGCGGCGCCGACCAGAGCATCGCTTATGGTCAGATCACCTTCCATGACGTCGCGCTCGCTTCAACGCCTGGCAAACGCATGCTCAACGTGAGCCGTGGCAGGTACGAGAGCTCGTTCCTGGAGCCGGACATGGACCTCATCCGCCGCTTGGGCATCAAGGGCTCGTTCGACGTCGCCGCGCGCGAGGAGGTCTGGTGCACCACATTGGACGAGTTCGCGCGGCGCGATGGCATCGAGGCCGTCGACTACCTCAAGCTAGACACGCAGGGCACTGAGCTGGACATCCTGCGCGGCGGCGAGGCGATGCTTGCCTCAACGCTGGTGATCAAAACCGAAGTGGAGTTCGTGCAAGTCTACCGCGGCC